TGAATTTTACGCAATATATCCTCGTAAACAGGGGCGTAGGGCGGCTGAAAAGTCATGGGAACGGCTTAGTAGCCAAGAACAAATGGAAGCCTTAGAAGCCCTGCCTAACCACTTGGAATATTGGAATCTAAAGCAGACAGAAAAGGATTACATTCCACATCCTGCAACTTGGTTAAACCAAGGCCGATGGGAAGATGAGCTTGACATGGAAGTTAAAAAGCTTAAAAAACCTGAACTTCCTTGGTATTCCAGTGAAGAGTTAACAATTAAAAAAGCACAAGAGGTTGGGGTTCAAGCGTATGCAGGAGAAGGATGGCAACAATGGCGTGCAAGAATTAGTCAAAAAATTAAGCAACTTGAGGAACAAATGTAATGGATTTGTTTATGCAAGAGCGTATTGCTCCTGCTACGCCTACATTAATGAATTTGCGTGAAGTTGGCGTAAATTACGCTATGGATAAAAACATGGATTGGCATAGCCGTTTGCCTGTTACAAGTCATTCAAACATGATTAGAAACGCACATAAAGTGTTTTATGGGGCTGAATATCAAGATCATTGTTTTGCCGTTGCCATGTGGACTGATCCTGTTGCTGGTAATCGTATGGCTAAAGATCAAGTTTGGCTTGAATTAAGACGGCTTGCTATTGCCCCTGATGCACCTAAATTTACTGCTACATGGATGATTTCTAAAATGGTTAAGGATATAAAAAAGAGGTTTCCTGATGTAACAAAGCTTGTTTCTTACCAAGATACCGAAGTACATACGGGAACTATTTACAAAGCCGCAAATTGGAAATTAGATACGGTTAGCAAATTTCAGGATTGGTCAAATGAAAAACGCAAAAGAAACGCCTTACAAAGCAAATCTGACAAAATCAGATGGACATTTGAACTCTGACCAATATTTAACAAATTGGTATATCGGTGTAGCCAAAAAGCGTGGTTGGCCTGAAGTTGTGCGATTACTAGCCCAATACCCCGAAAAAGAAGAACGCATTAAACAATTAATTAAAAAGAAATTAGGAAAATGAGAGATATTGACCCAAACAAATGCATCGACTTTATTCTTGAAAACGCTGGAAAATATGCAACCGCCCGTGGTGAACTGGCACACTTGGAAACATTCAAAAGCAGTTTAAAAGCCATTATGATGCAAAAATCAGGCGAACAGACTATTGGTGCACAAGAACGTGAAGCCTATGCCAGTCCTGATTACCAAGAGTTATGCAAAGCAATTGGTGTGGCAACAGAAAACGCTGAAAAGTTAAAGTGGGAACTGGAAGCCGCAAGATTACGCCACAGTACGTGGCAAACTTTAGAAGTATCAAACCGCAACCAAGATCGGATATTGAAATGACACTTGCAGAAGAACTCTTAATTCTTAAATCATTAATTAAAATGTATGAGACCGCCCTTTCAGGCGGTGACCCAGTTATTATGTTGCAAATCAGCGTAGATATTGCTGAAAGTGCTGAAAAGCTTGAACAATTGACTTGCGACCACGCAAATGGCCACTAAAATTGAAAAAGAACGATACAGAAAAATTGCAGAAATTGGATGCATACTTTGTTACACCAACGGGCAAGAGGGTACGCCCTGTGAAATTCACCACATCCGAAGAGCAGGACAGCGTAAAACAGCACCAACCATCGGACTCTGCCCGATACATCACCGATTCCATCTTGGTATTCACCAGCTTGGGCGTAGGGCTTGGGAGCTTGCTCACAACACGTCAGAAGAACAACTTTTAGAAATCACCAACGATTTATTAAATGTTAGTGCTTAACTTGCCCTTGCCGCCATCAGTTAACTCTTACCGCACCATATTCCGTGGTCGAATGGGAATAAGCAAAGCTGGACGAGAGTTTAAAGAACGGGTTAGTGATTACGTTGCTGAATATCGTGTTCCAAAGCTGGGGTCAGCACGCTTGGAAATGAAAGTGGTGATTTATCCACGTGACCGCAGGAAGCAAGATATAGATAATCGGATAAAAGCTTTGTGGGACGCACTTGGTGATGCTGGTGTATTTGACGATGACGAGCAAATTGACGTTTTGCTTATTGAACGTGGTAAAATCAAAAAAGGTGGCGGAATACTTGTAATGATTGATATTCTTGATAAAATCGAGGAAAATACACCCATAACATAAGGATTTGTATGGAAAAGTCGATGGCGTTGTTTCTTGCAACACTGCTACATTCAGGGACAAACACCCATTTTTTCCATTGGGCCACCAAGTCTTACGCTAAACACAAGGCTTTAGGCGGTTTTTACGAACGAATCATTGAACTTACAGACGAATTAGCCGAGTGCTACTTTGGCATTTACGGTCAAATTACCGATTTTCCTGCCACTTATCACCAGCCAAAAGAACCGCTTGCTTACCTGCAATCTTTACAGTCATTTGTCAAAGATGCACGTGCGGATTTACCAACAGATTCAGAAATCGTACAATTAATTGACAATATTGCACAAGAGATTGACACAACAATCTATTTGCTTAAATTTAAAGGATAAATCATGCCATTAGACCGTTCAGGCACAGAAGCATCGGTAGGCCGCAACGTAAAAGCTGAAATGAAAGCTGGAAAGCCTAAAAAACAGGCACTTGCTATTGCCCTTAATGTTGAGCGTGACAACGCCAAAGGCGAACGCAAAGCCAAGCTAGAAGAGGCTTATGGTCGCTTTTTAGGCAAACGAGAAAATTAATGGACTTTAATCAATTGGCTATGTTGTTGCGTATGCAACCCACAGTAGATTCTGCTGGTCAACCTATTGATACAAAAAGGCCCATTGTTTTTGACAAAGGCGGCTATGAGCCGCACACAGAATTAAGCATGACGGCAACAGGCCATGAATTAGGTTTACCTCAAAGCAAAGCTTTATACAATGTTCCTACAATTTATAACGGTCAAATTAATGACCCAAATACTTTTGCTGGAATGAATGAAATTCGAAAAAATGTAATGAAAACTCCAAAAGAATATAAAGCTTACAAAAATGAAAAAGAAGCTGTTGCTGACGCTATTCAGCGTTCTAAAGATATTGGCAATTTGCGTAGTGATGAATTAAGGCGAGCTGTTTTAATGCAACAAATGGAAAATATGTAATGTTTCCAAAAGAAAAAATTAAGCCTGAAAACAGCTTATTACAGTCAAAAAAAGAATCCACGCTAGAAAAGCAACAGCGTCAACGCTTAGAGCGTAGAGCCGCTATTGCCAATCAGCTTAAAGACTTGGATAAAGAAGTTAAATAATTGAAATTTACGGTTGCCGCACCACCGTATTCAGATAAAAGTGGTGGTCTTTGGTATTGCCACTTTCTTTGCCACACGCTTAATGAAATAGGCCACACTGCAAAGCTTCACCTTTACGAGCCGCCATACCGTATCAATTACGATTGGAATACACCGCTAGGACATGACCCTGACGCCATCGTTATCTACCCTGAAGGGGTGCGTGATAACCCACTAAACAGCAAAAAGAATGTACGGTACTTTTTAGCCCCTGAAGATTTCTTTGGTGCTCCGCCCATTCAGATGGATAAAACAGACTTTTTGCTAACTTACAGCAAAGTGTTCAGACCCAACACAGAAGTCTTGTTTCGCCCAAACCATGACCTTGACATCCTCAAGCCATCGGGCCAACCCACCAAATTTAATAGTTTTTACGTGGGTAAGGGCTTTAGGCGGCAAGAATGCCCACCTTTACGGGATTGCATTGAAATCACACGCAGTTACCCTGCTGACAAAGCGGAACTGGTCAAAATCCTGCAACTTAGCAATATTTTCTACAGCTATGACGAAATGTCAGCCACAAACATTGATGCCGCTTTGTGTGGGGCAATGCCTTATTTCCTGACAAAGCATTTGCCTTGGATGGTGGATTACGAGTTGGGTAAGTTTTGGATATACAGCTTAGACCCTGAAGAGGTCGCCCAAGCCAAAGAAAACCACCGCACACTGAGAAGCAGAGTTAATACCATGCAAAAAGAATACCCAAACAAGCTAGCAGAGGTATGCAAGAAAATAGAAGCACATTTTAAAAATGTAAGCTAAAATTAACCTATCTTAATCAACCACTTGGATAAGGTATGAAAATCGAAGAAGTTGCTGTCAATAAGCTAATCCCTTATGCAAAAAACAGCAGAACCCACAGCGACCAACAAGTTGCTCAAATTGCCGCCAGCATTAAAGAGTTTGGCTTTCGCAACCCAATCCTTGTTGACAAATTAACGCTTATTGCTGGGCATGGTCGTTTGCTTGCCGCCCAAAAGCTAGGGCTGGAAAAAGTCCCAACAATTGACTGCTCTGACATGACTGAAAGCCAAAAGAAGGCTTATATTATTGCAGACAACAAACTGGCTTTAAACGCTGGGTGGGATACAGCAATGCTAACCATCGAAATGCAAGAGTTGGAAACAGAAGGGTTTGACCTTTCTTTGCTTGGCTTTGACGATAAAGAACTAAACGCCTTGCTTGAGCCTGAGGTTGTGGAAGGTTTAACGGACGAAGATGCCGTGCCTGAAACGCCCCAAGAAGCCAAAACAAAGCTGGGTGACGTCTATATTCTTGGTAAACACCGCTTAATGTGCGGAGATTCAACCAGTATCACGGACATGGAAAAGCTGGTCGATGGGCAACCTGTGGATATGTGCTTAACTGACCCACCTTACAACGTGGCTTATGAAGGCGGCACAAAAGAAAAGCTAACCATTCAAAACGACTCAATGGAAGACGGGCAATTCCGTCAATTCCTAAGAGATGCCTTTGTAGCGGCAGACACCGTCATGAAAGCAGGTGCAGTCTTTTACATTTGGCACGCAGATTCAGAAGGGTACAACTTTAGGGGTGCTTGCCACGATACTGGCTGGAAAGTACGCCAATGCCTTATTTGGAAGAAGTCTAGCCTTGTCATGGGCCGCCAAGACTACCATTGGATTCATGAGCCATGCCTTTATGGGTGGAAAGAAGGTGCAAGTCACCTGTGGTCAGCAGACCGTAAACAAACCACTATTTTGGAGTTCAACAAGCCCACACGGAACGGTGAACACCCAACCATGAAGCCTGTGGAACTGTTTGAATACCAAATGCTTAACAACACAAAGGGTGGAGACATTGTCTTGGACAGCTTTGGAGGGTCAGGGACAACCCTAATAGCGGCTGAAAAACACGGTAGATACGCAAGAATAATGGAATTAGACCCCAAATATTGCGATGTAATCGTTAAGCGTTGGGAAGACTTCACTGGCGAAAAAGCAGTGCTTTCGGAGTTATAAAATGGCACAAGGCAAACTTCACACTCCAAACCAAGACACACGGGACACCGCTAAAAGGCTGTCAGCATTGGGCGTTCCCCATGAAGACATAGCCACAAGGCTCAAAATCAGTGCCGATACGCTGGTTAAATATTACAAAGAAGAGCTTGATGAAGGCAGGATTGATGCCAATGCCGCAATCGCTGGGACTTTGTTTAATCAGGCTAAAAAAGGCAACACTGCGGCGGCAATCTTTTGGCTAAAAACAAGGGCACGCTGGAAAGAAACGCAGGTTAACGAGGTAACTGG